GATAGCATTATAAATGAATACTTTGAAACTATGCTTAAGTTTCAAGAGAAGTATGGCGAGAATCAAACGTCTTCAGATGGTTTAGAGAAGAAGGCTTGGAATCCAGCTAGCTTTGGAAAGGCGGTAGGAAAGTCTGATGATGTCTTAAGGGCTCTTGAGAATGCAGATGATCTCCGTGGGGCTAGAAAGATTATTCAGGAAACTCCAGGCATTGGAACTGCAGGCGTATCTAGTGCTATGAAAACGAAGAATGCCCTCAAGGGAGCGGATCTTCCGGAAGGTTTTGTAAAGCTTTTCAAAGGAGGCAACAGAGCTTTGCAGAATGCAGAGTTTGGAAGAATGAGAGCTGCCCTTGTTGATGCTGCTGCAAAATATAGACCGAAAGGAACTCCTATTGGGGATATTCCGCATAGTTATTGGGAAGATGCTGCAAAGCCCTTTTTAAAAAATGATGCTGATGCTGCTGATGTTATTCGTGCTTTAAGTAGCGGCGATTATGCTAAGTGGACAGGAAAGGTGGATGATGCAGCCCGGGCCGGGTCAAAAGCAGATGAAGCGGCTAGAGCCAAGGCTATGAAGGGTAATAAGAAGAATCTTTTAGAAGAAACGGCGCGTGGTTCTGGAAAGTATACTCCAGAAGAAGTTGCCGAAATACATAGAAATGCAGATAAGATCAGAAAAGGCATCGACCAGATGGACGTTGCGCTTAAAGTATTCGTCAAGACTGGAGATCCCAAAGAATTAGCAACCGCTTGGAAGGCGCTTGAGAAAATCAAGCCTGCAGCTCTCCGAGGTCGGATGAGAAAGAGCTTGGAGAAAGGTTATGCGTTTGGCATGGAGGCGAACCAAAGGGCCAAACAGTCTATCACCATAGGGGATAACGCCAGCGTTGGAGACATAACTCAGGTTATAACTCAAATCTCTGATAAGCAAGCGAATTTCGGAGGAAGACTCAGAGGGTTTAGGAATTCAATATCAAAGCTTGATGGAGACATGAAGCAAGTGCAGCAAGTTCTTGACGAGGTTGACAACAAGGCTGTATCTCAAGGTCTCGGCGGAGCAGGTGGTCATGGCGGAGCAGGTGGCCGAGTAGGAGATGTTACCCAAGAAGGGGCGACAATACACGTTAATCCGACAATTAATATTGGAGACATGACAGCCTCTATGCGTCAAGCCGCAGAGACCTCTGGAAGCAAAGCTTTAATTAGAGAAGCTGAAGATATAGAGAGATTAGTTCTCAAGATTGATGAGCTTAAGCAGGCAGGTAGAATTTCTGAAGCTGAGCATCTCAGGGTGATACAAAAGTTGCAAGACATTGGAAATACACATTTGAAGTTAGCCGTTAATGTCGGAGGTGATGCAGCAAAGGCTGCGAAAGGCAAGAAGTGGCTAAAGTGGCTCCTAGGCGGAGCTGCCGTTGCTGGAATTGCTTATGTTGCATATCAAGCAGGTCAGGGCGATTTGCCATGGCAAGATAAAGATCCCGATCCTGGCCCAGATCCATGCCCACCTGGGTACAAGATGGATGGTGGTCGATGCGTAATCGATGAGGGCGGTGGCGAGGGCCAGGTTCCTCCGAATGTTGAAGATATTGTAGAAAAGGCAAGATCTGGAAACTGGCAAGAGTCCGCTACAGCTTTGGCCGAACTTAAGGCTCTTGCGGATGCTGGAGATCCCAAGGCTCAGGCCAATCTGAGGATTGCTTTGGAGCAACTGAAGCGAGTATATAGAATGCCATTTTATGTAGAGATGGTGCCTCCATTTACAACGGATGATGGAATTGATTTGCATTATGCCTTTGTAAGAAGAGTTAGGGGAGGTCCGAATCCTACGGATCCATTTCTTGTTCAGTCAGTAAGAGAAGGGCTTGATGACTTAAAAGGTGGCGGTGGCGTTTACAACGTAAAGCTGGTCGAGCAAGGTGGCGATGGACAAAGAGCCTTGAATGAAGCTTACATAGCAACGGCAGGTTACGGTTTGGCCGAGCGTGGATGGCTTGGAGGTAAGGCTCTTGGAAGAAGAAGGAGCAGAAGGCTTTCTCAAGGCAAAGGAATTAGAAATATGCGTGGAATGGGTTATGCAGGTCGTCAGCGTCAAAATGTAGGACGTGATGTTCGCAAGCGTCGAAGAAGAGCTTTTAGGCGCGGAGTTAATGCGTCTCACAGAATAGAGATGCTGACCAAATATGCAGAGTTGACAGGAAGCGTTTATGACGAAAGTAGAGCAAAAAGATTTGATTCTCTTCTGAAAATTGCAGAAGAAGCAACTTATTCTACTAATAACAATACAATTTACGATGATTCTGGGCTCTTTAAGAGTTCAGATGATGTTTCAAAGGCCTATTATAAGGATGCTGTAACAGATCTTAATAATAGCGACCCATATCTCCGATCTTATTTTACAGGTCTTAAAGGACTGTATGACGAAAAGGCGGAAACACCAAAGGGTGATTACAAATCCCTATACAATGTGCATGATGAAACTGGAGTTGATTTGATACATTCGGCTCATCCAAAGGCGGTAGTTGTTTCAGACTCTATCGGACGAGGCGGGCTGGTTGAAAATGGACTAGAGCAGAAGAGGCAGACACATGGAGTGGCATTGAGTGCTCCAACGGGAAATTATAGAGCAAATTACGCCTGGGTGCGTGATGCTCTTGAAAAAAGAAGTAAGTAATCATCTTTTAAGTTACAGTCTAATGACTAAATAACATACCCAATGGTTGGGCATGTTAATGTAAAATTTAATATGGAGAATATTAAAATGGCTCTTAAATTATTAAATCCAGGATTAAGACCGCTTGGCACATACGACTTAGTAGATGCTGAAGCTGGATCCTTAACCGGTGGAGAGTATGTTGAGCTTGGAACTGTTGGCACGGACGGATCAGATGGTTATGCCGCTGATGTTGGAAGTGTTGGACCCATGGGTCCAGGTGGCAGTGCAGGTCTTCTCGATCCTCAGTTATGGCACTTTTCGGCAACGGCTTGTACCTCTGAGAGTCTTGGAGGTCTTTGCGACGAAGGCGGAACCGAGTATGGTACTCTTTTTGGAAGCTTGATTGGCTCAGGTGCTGGTCGAGCAACAACCGAATCAGGTGCGGTTGTTATTGGCCCTACCACAGATCGTGGTTCGGGCAAGGTTACAGTGTGGCATCAGCATGGTCTGTATGGTGTCAACGGAAGTGCTGCAACTGGCGCAACCACTCCTCTTAGCGGAGTAACTGCTGTCAATGATGCGATTTATGGTGAAGTCAACACTGGCTTGTTAACGTTGGCCCCAGATGCTGGCACAAACCTTGATCCACTTGGAATCGCTGCAGGAGCAGTGGCAGATCCGTCACTTGTTTCCACAACTAACGCCGCTGCAGGCTTAAATGCTGCTATCAGTTACTGGGCAGTATACTTCTGCGGTAATGCAGTCGTACAGACATAGGAGGTTATAATGTCTACACTATTTAATACACATGGTGAAATCAACGCCTCCAATGTTCAGGAGGCTCTAAGTCAGATTGTCAAGTACGCTTCTGTTATCGAAGATCTTCAGCCATCAAGCAATGCTCAGGCCACCGCGCCCGGGCTGAATGATGGTCAGAGAGATGAGATGATCAAGCAAGCTTTGATGACTCAAGAAGGAAAGATTGCCTTAGGTCAGGCAATGGCTAACCCAATCCGTCGAAACCTTGATTATCAAGGTGTCGCTCGTAAGGCGCTAGTTGTTGATCCCCTGCCACAGGGTGCTCTTCCAGTTTATGACCGTGATATTGATGTCGCGGCTGTAGTTGTATCAAGCAATGGTTCTGCCCCAGAGTCTCGTGTCTTTGGTGATCGCGTGACCGTCCCTGAGTTTGAAGTTGTTTCAAACCCAACGGTTCGTATTGCCGAAGTCAAGCGTCGTCGTTTCAACGTTGTTGATCGTGCGCAGCAGAAGGCTCGTCAGGAAATTCAGGCACAGGAAGACGCTAACGTTTTTGCCGCCCTTCAGTTCGCTGGAGATAGCACAAACGGCGGTGGAGAGAATGCGCCAGTAACCCTTGATCAGAGTGTGGATGGTGCGCTTGGTTCTGATACCACTAGTCTCTCGAAGACTGGTATGCTTGCTCTTAAGCGTAGCATTGATCGTTGGGACTTGGTTACTTCCAAGTACTTCCTCAACATTAATGAGTTCACTGATATGCTCAATTGGGAATCTGCTGGTGCTGCCGGTGGTTCTCAGGTCGATCCGGTGACTCAGCGTGAGCTTCTTCAGACTGGTCTTTATGGACACATTTTTGGTGCCGACATTGTCGTATCCAAGGTTGTTCCTGCTGGTCGTGCTTTTGCTTGTGCTGATCCAGAGTTCGTTGGTGTGATGCCTGTCCGTCAGGACATTGAGGTTCTTCCCGCTGATGAGCCCAAGCAACTTAAGCTTGGTTGGGTCGTTAATGAGATCATTGGTATTGGTATCGTCAACCCACGCGGTGTCGCTACAGGTACAGTGACTGGTTAATAGTCCTGGTCTTTAAGACAACACTGAAGGCACAGTGGTTCTCCACTGTGCCTTCTTTGCGTTTATGGTAATTTAATTATATAAATAAGAAAAAATGATAACAAAGAGATTACAGTCAAGATTAAAGATGATTGAGGCAACCCCCCTTAAGAATCGAGCCAAAACTGCAGATCGTTCTAGACGCGGTGAGAATCATGTAGTTATGGACGAAGAAGATTGTGAGTTAGAAAAGTATGACACATTTTTCGATTATGAGGAAGATCTTGCGGAGTTAAAACCTTCTGGCGAACAGTATATGGAAATGATTGATTCTGATCCATACATTCAGCTTGAAGAAAAGGATGACGAAGAAGATGTTTCTGATGCATCTGTTGTTATGGAAGATGCGGTTGAAGCTTCCTCTGTTGTTATGGAAGATGCGGTTGAATTACCCTATAATCATCA